ATCCATACTGCAAAACCATAACCTGGTAACCATCTACCAACTTGTGGCATTTGTAAATCTAATCTTTGTACATCATCATAAGCTGTAACAATTCTTGCTATTTTATCTGCTCTTTTTCTTGCACGTTCTGAATCTTTATTGTTTGGTACATCAACTTTTAAGTTTGGTATTCTACCTATTTTTTGCGCTAGATGTTCTAGTCCAGACATCATAAGGTTAGGCATAGGTACTTGCCAATCTTCAAAACCTTGTATTTGGTCACCTAATAAAGCAAGTAATCCAGAAGGACCACCGTTCATAATAGAACGAATACGTCCACGTGAACTATGATTATCTTGATTATCGTAATGTAGTTGTGTTATTTTATCTTGTAATTCTGATGTGTTCATATCTTTACCATGGTGCCGTGTTCATAGAACTTATATTCATGTTTGAGTAACTAGGGTTATAATCATATCCCATTTCTGCAATAAATTCTTTTTGTAACCTTCTTACAATTTTTATTGGAAACCAACTTGCCATAACTATATCCGACTTATATCCTTTGCTACTTGCTTTGTTAGCAGCATTTGAAAAATACAAAAGCTGCCTACGATATATATTACTCTTATTTTGTGAATCTGCATTACCATAAGGAAGATTTACCAAACCTTTGTCAAATAGTTCACTCATAGAACCTACACCAAAATACGGGTCAAATTTATTTTTTTGTGTTTGATGTCCTTCTAAATGTATGCCACGTGATGCTGTCCATTCTTTTAATTCTCTATCTTGTCTTATTGCACGTTGAAATCCGTTCTCTTCAATAATCCAATGAGAACATTGATACTTGCTATGCCATTCTTTAATTGTCTTAAATGCCTGGGGAATACCTCCACCTTTTTTATTTTCTATATCTACCATGTAAAGTTTGCCTTTTTCTACATCGTATGCCCATAAGAATGCTGCTTGATAACCAGTAGCAGCTGGGTCAAGACCAGCAATTAATCTTGTTTTAGGTGGTAAATGACCAACTATTCTTGAATCATCTCTTGCTGCATCTAAAGAATCTACTTTAAACATTTGTAAACCTTCTGAAAAAGGTCTGTTTAAGTAAACCATTTCAAATATCGCAAGACCACCTGTTGTTTCGGCATTTCTCCTTTGTGCCATGAGCCACTTATAACTTCTTTTTGATGACCATAACATGTGTTTTGTATGGTCTTTTGGTTCACCACTATCAATAGGAATATCTAAGCTATGAGCTGATTCTACTATTTTCTCCCATTCATCATTGTCAATCAAAGAGTTATACAAATCATCTGGATGTTGTCTTGAACCTATGACAACAATTGCTGTATGTTCCTCTTTACGTGATGACAATGTTGTAGTCCACCATCGTTTTGTTTGTTCACGTGAACTAGGCTGCACAGTTGTACCGTGGTCCTCAATATCGTCTGCAATAATTAAATCACAGTCACGTGATAGTATCTTACCACCTTTGCCTACAGCCACCATAGTCGGTGATTTGATACCAGTTACGGTTCTAGTTTTTACAGTAAATTGTCCAGAACTCCAAGTTTTACCTGTTCTGCTTTTTGGTTTAAAAGTTTCTCCTGGTCCACAAAAATCTTCTATAAGTTTTTCATTGTTCTCTAAATGGTCAAGCACTGCACCTACAGAGTTTTTTGCAATATCTTCATTACCACCTACCCACATAACCCTTATGTTTGGATTTTGGCATATCTGCCATACAGCAAAGTGTGTAAGTAAATCTGTTTTGCCATGTCGTGGTGGTGATAGAATCATAAGCTGTTCACCTTTATCAATAGCTTTTAAAATATTTTTTATCCAGTTTTTGTGAAACTTAGCTGTTTCGTATTGTTGCCCAGTTTCTGTTAAAAAGTATCTATCTCTAAATTTTTTAAAAGATTTTAAAGAATCCTTAGCCTCTTCTGGTATATCCCAGTTTTCTCTAGCTGCTAGTTTTGCTTTATCTTCTTTGTATGCAAGCATCATTCTTGCAACAACACTCTGGTCAACTCCTATATCTTCTGCAACAAATTTTTGTGTAAGTAATCCTTCATCAATTTCTTGTGCATAGTTTTCTACAAAATATAAATAATGTTCACCACGATTAGCCCTACTGCTAGGTGTCTGTAATTTTTCTTGTTCTTTTTTTTCTGCAGTTCGTGTCCTGGCGTTTGCAGCTTTAGTACATTGTATCTTGCAATATTTTTGTCTGCCATGTACTTGTTTAAATTTATCACCACAGTGTGGACACTTAACTGTTTTGAGATTTGCCACTACTGTTATTTCTTTTTTTTCTTGTCAGATACTCTTGACTTTTGTACTTTTTTTATATTTACTTTTTTACCAGCCTTATATTTTTTTGCAGTACGTTTTATTTCTGCTGCACGTTTTCTTGCAGCTGCATCAGATAAACCAGCTAAATATTTTGCGGGTACACCAAATCTATAAGGTTGTGTTCTTTTTGCCATTATCGCAAATCGTCATCTTGTTTATGACCTTTTTTAATAAAGCTATTAACTCTACCCATAGCCCAAGCACCCATACTTGTACCTGGTCTTGAACCAGAACTCATATAAGCAGCTTGACCTCTTCTATAAACTTTTGCTAATGTGCCATAAGATATGCCACTTGATTTTGCTTTTTTCTGTAATGCTGTTTTTGCGCTTGCTGGTATAGCCATTATTTCTTTATCTTCTTTATTTTGCCGTTTTTAGTTCTTGCAAACTTATGTGTCTTAGTTTCTCTAATTAGAGTACCATAATGTCTTTTGCCACCCCACATCCAACTTACCTGTGCCATTATTTACCTACAGCTTTTTGTGCGTTCTTGTGAGCTTGTGTAAAAGTTGCACCACGTTTCATAGAGTTCAGCATATATTGCATGTGTCTTTTCGTGTGGTGTTGACTATGTTTTTTCATAGTGTCTTGTTGTCTTTTTGTAAGACTAGACATGTCTATACCTTTAATTTTCATTTGCCGTTATTCTTTTTTCTCAATGCTGCAAAATCTGCTGCAGTAATTTTATTTCTAGGTGGTGCTATCTGTGCAATTTTCATTTGCTTTGCAGAATAACCTTTTTTACCTTTAGGCATATTTCTCCTTTACCAATCTTTACAAGCCCAGTAACGAGCTGTTGTCTTATCTTTTGCTGTACTACATTTGTGCCTGGCACGAAATGATGCACGTGCTTTAGGATTATTTTTTCTGACTGGCATGTTAGGGTCACCGAACATAATCTTCTTGACTTTGCCATTACTCATGACAAAAACCTTTTTAGATTTTCTCCCGTAACCTGGTTCGCCTTTTCTAATAGCCGTAGGACTATTTAGCTTAACCTTCATGCCCTGGTATTCAGCCAATCTTAATACATTCCTTTTTTCTTTTTTTTCTTGCCCTTTTTATGTTTTGGCATTGTTTCTCCTATCTATAATAATATTATGGCAGAATACATTTCGGGTAACAAGTACCCTAATTCCAAACGGAATGCGCAGTACCAAAAGAATCGGACCTGCGTTGATTCTGCATGTACTACTATCTTATCTCAATATAATAAATACAAATATTGTTATAAACATAAACCTAAGTCATTCCCAAGAATCAAAGGCAAGTATGTTGATGAAACAAAACAAAAACCTATTGATTAACAGAAACCCAATTTTTAGCATTTGTTAAAATAGATTCACCGAGTTCTGGTAAAACACAATTATTAATCATTGTTCTTTTTTTTGTTTTGTTTACAGGAAACTTGTCTAAATTAAATCCGATTCTTTTTTGTTTATATTCAAAACTTGCGGCAGTGCCACGTATTTTTCTATCTGATTTTTCAAAAAAAGGTATTTCAAAATTAGACCAAAAATAATGATTGTCAGACAATGTTGGTTCTATTAAAGGGTCATAATAGCTAATTACGTTTTCTATTACCCAAGCACTTTTTTTACAAAAGTTTTGTAGAAAAATTATTTCTTCATACAGTTTCATGTCTGGATATTTTTTTGCTTTTTCGGGTATATTATTAGTTAAAAAATTAAATCTTGTATGTGTAGGACAAGGAGGACTTGACCAAATAAAATCATATTCTTGATAATTTTCTATCAAATACAAATGTGCATCTGCAAGAATTACCTCGTCATTAGGGAAGAAGTGTTTGTAAACATCTATAGTGTCTGGGTCACACTCTATTGCAGTAACTTCTACATCCTTCCATAATTTTCTATTACCCCCAATACCTGCATATAAGTTAAGAATTTTCATAAATGTAGCCTAACAGCTTTATGTTTAATGTGTGGAAAAAAAATTTTTTCTCTGAATTGTAAGTTAGGAAAATTTCTAGTAGAGTTTAATCGCACAAACAACATGGAG